CAGAAAAATGTTTAAAGAAAAAGTTAAAGATAAGCATTATCCATCGATATGTTTTTTGAAAATGGGTACTAAAGAATTCTTTAATGTTTATGCTTGGTTACATTTCTTTTCGAATTTTGAATATTATCAAGATAAAAGATTAGAGAAGAAAATAGTTAGATTTACTAAAAAAACTATTGAAGAATTTAAAGAGATAGGAGTGGCTTAAAAATGAATAAACTTAGAAAAAGAAAATTTAATACTTACTACTGGACGTGTGTCGTTGTTGCAGTATGTATGCTAATATTTAGCAAATTTGAGTGGGATACAATCTTAGCTGGTTTAATGGCATCAACGTTTTTTCCATTTTATGGCTTAGATGAACGTGGTCAATATGCATTCCCAGATCCCGATGGTGAAGAAGATGCTGAAGATTAGCAAAGAAAATAGTAATGAAGCTATCTTGATATTTAAATATTTATTCAAAAAAAGACAACTGCAAACTGGTATGTCTTGTGAACGGATAGCTAAATTAAGTGGTATACCTTATAACACTGTAGTTAGAATAAGATACAACAGTGTAAAAAATATAAAGTTAGAACATATTGTTAAAATAGCTAAAGTATTAGAGATTGATTTAAATATATTGAAAGGAGAATAGAATGGAAAATTTAGATCTATACAGTAAATTAGTAGAATTACAAAGTATCCAACATGAAGTAGATAAACACATGGAAGTCTGGGAAAGAGAGAAAATAGTAACAGCCTTAAGTGAAGAGTTCCATGAATGGTATAATGCAATAGGATTTTTCAAAATTTGGAAAAAGCATAAGACACCGATTGAAAAACAACTAGATGAATTAGCTGATTGTTTAGCGTTCGCATTATCATTATTAAATGATGATTGTAGAGTGTTTGGGTCAGATAGATGGGCTGTTGTGCTGAATAGGAATAATGAACAGCACATTAAACTTATGAGAAATGAAATTGAACATGGTGAGTTGTTCTCAAAACGAGTGCATAATACTGTTTACAAACAGTCAGTTGAGTTTTCTATTGAATTAATTTTAAACATTGCAATGATTTATTACAGTTTTGAAGATTTATTTGAAGCTTATAAGAAAAAATCATTAGTGAATATCCAGCGACAAAAAGAGGGATATTAAGATGAAAAGAAACCAGGATGAAAATATCAACAAAAAACAAGTTGGTTATCGTATTATGTCCATTCGAAAACGTAAATTCTTAACTTTGATTGAATTTGCGAAAAAGATTGGAGCTAGTAAAAGTAGTGTCTCCGACTGGGAAAAGGGGTTTCGACTTCCACCAGAAGCGGTATTAAACAAAATAGCTATCATGGATAATACGACTGTTGATAAATTATTGTATGGAAATGGAAATAATAAAAACGATGTTGAAGAAATATATCAAAGACTTATCAAACTACCTAAAGCGGATATACTAGGGATTTTTAGAAGAGTGCATAATAAATTTAAATTAGGTGGAGAATGGAAATGTTAGTAAATATTGATGATGAGATTATGAAACTAGTAGAACCAATAACTGTGGATAAGGAAGAATTAGAAGATTCTCTAAACTTATTAATAGTAACTGGATTAGAAGACTCTATTTATAAAGGATTTAATCGTATCAAATTAGAAGATGTTGAAAAATTAAAAAGAAAATATTTCTTTTTAGGGATGTTAAAAATATTAAATAGCAAATAAAAAAATAGCCGTTAAAAAAACGACTACTTACAAAAATATACAACTTAAAAATAACACAAACAGGAGGAAAAAGCAAGTGACATTAGAAAATATTAATAAACCTAATCCAAAACATTACAAAATTGAACTTAAAAATATACCAGTAATTATCGATGGAAAAGAGGTTATTGTCGATAATTTACAGCTTGAAACAAGGCATATATTAAAAGATGTACTAAACGATACGAATTTAACTCACGATCAAGCTTTTTGGTATGGAAATATTGGAAAAAGATACTTTAGATTGTGTAAAAAACACGATGAACCAACAACTGATATCAAGAAAATAATTCAAGAAGCGACATTCTTAATTAGTTCGTTGTTAGGTAAAGAATATAATGCACATTTATTAGATGCAGATGGTAATGATTTATTGCATGATGGTGAAGAAATAGCATCTATTGGAAAATTATATAGTTTGTTAGGTTCACAAGAGCAACGACTAGTTAACAGAAATAGAAATATTAAATTGATAAATGACAATGGCATTTACAACATAGTTGAAGCTATTGCATATTTAGCTAGAATAGGTAAAAATCCACTTGAAAATAAAAAATTCAGAGAGTTAATAGAAAAACAAGAACTTTCAACAAATGATATTGAAGAAATAATAGATATTTTAGGAGCATTAGAATATGGAGAATAAAGAAATAGTTTTAAATGAACTTAAAGAACTTTATACGGAAGGATATATTTTTGGTGATATAGCACATTTTGTTGATACTTACAGATACGAAAAAAGAAACACTGAAATAGCAAAAGTATTTCGTTGTTTATCAGATAAAGAAGAAATAGAGATATTAGAAGAATACATAAGGTATAGAAAAAATGAACGAGCAAATTTATGAGTTCGCAAAGACTATTAAAAATATTAAAGATATTGGTTTTAGTTACAAAGAAGCGAAAGATATATATGAATTTTATACAACGAGATTACAAGATTTATTTTTGTTTGATGAAGTTTTTGAAATAGATAGTAACTACACAACTAACGCTACTGATTGTTACAACAGTTTTGTAAACTTTTGTGTAAACAACAATGTTGATGTACCAACTCAAACAGCGTTTGGTTTAAATATGTGTAAGTTTGCTAAAAAAATCAGAACAAGAACTGGAATAAATTATAACGTGAAAATTAAGGAGAATATAAATGAATAGAATAATTACAGAAGAAAGATTAACAACATTATTACACAAGGAAAACATGCTTTCTAAAGTTGAAATACCAGATAATGTCAATCCATTTGAAGCAGTTGTTACTGAAGAAGAATTAAGTCAGTACGAACCAGTACAAATTAAAATAAACAGTGTGATGAAAAAATTACAAAAATCAAGAGTTGATTGGCAGTCTAAACCACGTAAGAAAAGCGGATTTAATAAATTCCAAAACTTTAAATATTTTGTATTAAAGGATATTTTACCAACAGTAAATGAAATATTTAATAAAAATGGATTATATAGTCAATATAATCTGACAAAAGATTATGCAGAACTTATTATTACTGACAGCTCAACAGGTGATTATCTTACATATAGAATACCTGTACAAAAACTTGATAATCCGACTATGCAAAATATCGGAGCTATCAACACATACTCTAAACGTTATTTATATATGAATGCATTAGAGATTGAAGAAGATGAAGATGAATTAGATAGTCAAGATTTAGATAAACCAGAAGAAGTAAAACAAACTAAAGTTTCTAAAGAAGAACTGATCAAAAAAATATCAGAAGCGTTAGGTGAAGCTAAATTAAATACGTGGTTAAAAACATCTAAAAAAGAAAAAATTGAAGACTTTACTGTAGAGGAGTTAAGCAAAGTATGGAACAGTTACTCAAAAAATATCAAGAAGTAAAATTAGAACTTAAATTACTAGAATCAGAAATTAAAGAGCAATTCTCACTGATGAATACTGAAAAGTATGAGGTAGGAGAATTTAAAGTAGTCAAGAAGAAACCTTATATTAGACAGTCATTTGACAGTAAAAAATTTAAGGAAGATAATCCACTATTATATCTTGATTATATCAAAGAAACGGAAGTAAAAGAAAGTGTCTCTATTTCAGTATGATGATGTAACACATACGTATTCTTATATGGGACGTGTTGTCCCTTCAGTAACACAATGTATTAAATTAATTTTAGGTGATAAATATGGTGATGTGCCAAAAAGTATATTAAGAAAAGCTGCGATATATGGTACTAGAGTACATAAAATTTTAGAAGACTTAGAAGATGGTATAGAGTATCGCAACTTAAATATATATGAACAAAATGCGGTTAATCAATATAAGAAAATTAAAGATTTTGAAACTATAGAAAAAGAGATCTTTGTAAATTATAAAACTGTATATTGTGGACGTGTGGACGGTATAGGTAAAAATATAATTTACGATATCAAAACAACAACTAAACTTGATGTTGATTATATCAGTTTGCAGTTATCACTATATTTACTAGCCTATGATGAAGATAATTACGAAAATTACACAGGGTATGTCATATGGCTTCCTAAAAGAGACGCAGGGAAAAAGATTGAAATACCACTTAAGACTAAAGAAGAAATACTGGATATTGTGGAGCTTATAAAATGTTTGTGTTAAGAGATTATCAAAAGAAAATCATTAAAGATACATTTCAAGCCTTACATACTTACAAAGCACCTTGTGTGGTTGCACCTTGTGGAGCGGGGAAAAGTGTAATCATAGCAACAATTATTAAAATGTTCACGGATAAAAAAGCTAATGTGTTGTTTTTAGTGCATGTTAAAGAATTGCAAGAACAGATTAAAAATACACTTATCAATGCAGGGGTTAACGTTAATTATGTAAATGTTGCTATGGTTCAAACACAGGTTCGTAAAACTTCTGATAGGACTGATTATAAATTAATAGTAACTGATGAAAATCATCATAGCTTAGCTAATTCTTACGTTAAAATATACGAACGCTACTCAAATGCTAAAAGAATAGGTTTTACAGCTACACCGATTAGACTTAATGGCGGTGGATTAGGAGATGTGAACGATATTTTAATCGAAAGCGTTGATGTACAGTGGCTTATAGAAAACAATTTTCTAGCACCATTTAAATATTTAGCACCATCTGTAATTGATGTTGATAAATTAAAGCTTTCTAAAGGTGATTACTCAAATAAAAGTATAGATGGAAGTTTTAAAAAATCAATATTAGGAGATGTTAAAAAAATATATGATAAATATTTAAAAGGTTGCAAGACTATAGTTTATTGTCACAGTATAGAACATTCTGAAGTAGTAGCGAAAACGTTAGGAGGAGTTACCTTACATAGTAAGATTGATAAATATAAAAGAGATCAAATTATAAATGATTTTAGAACAGGAAAAGTAAATGTACTGTGCAATGTTATGGTGTTAGGAGAAGGCTTTGACGTTCCGGATTGCGATGCGGTTATATTATTACGTCCAACAAAATCGTTATCGCTATTTATTCAACAAAGTATGCGATGTATGAGATATAAACCTAATAAGCAAGCTATTATTGTTGATATGGTTGAGAATTACAAAGAACATGGTTTACCGGATACTCCAAGAACGTGGAGTCTAGAGACTAAACCGAAAAGCGAACGTCCTACTGTTCGTTCACAGATGTGCATTAACTGCTTATCAGTTGCAGAAACCATTAAAAATCCTTGTCAGTATTGTGGATATGTCAAGGAAATTAAAGAAAATACTATTGATGTTATTGATGAAGATATAGAGTATAGAGACATTAAAAAAATTAAACTGGAGTATATTCCAGAACTTTCTGAAGTTGAAAATATACAAGATTTACAAAAAATTCAAAAAGCAAAAAATTACAAGCCTGGATGGGTTTACCATCAAGCAAAAATTAGAGGATATTTATAAATTAAAGGAGATTAAAATAATATGGCAATTAAAATGAGTTACAACACAGGTTTTACAGTTACTCCAGAAGGAGTTTATACAGTATTAGTTGAGGATATCTCAGTAGAGACAGCAAAAAATGGTAATGAGTATTTAGCGTTAAAATTAGCAGTACAAAATAGTGAATCTGTTAAAACTATCAGAATGACTTACTGGCAAAATCAAGATACAGGAGAGTATAGACTGTATGATTTAATGAATATCGCTAAAGCGTATGGAATTCCAGAGGAAACTGAATATCAAAGTTATGATGAATTCTTTGCTGCGTTATCTGAACATAGCGAAAAACCTATCTCTGTTAGAGTAGAACACTATACTAATCCTAATAACGGTAAAGTAAGTATCAATTTAAGAGATATTAAAGAAGCGAACGATCTAGAAGATTTAGTAAATCCTTTTATTTAAGAGGTGTTAAATGATACCTAGTGAATTACAAGATTTAAAGCAGTGGTGTTGTTACAAGTTAGTTAAGCAAAAGAATACTGAAAAATTAAGTAAGCTACCTATTAATCCAGAAACGAAAAAAGGTGCAAAGAGTAACGATCCATCAACATGGGTTGATTATGATACAGCACTACTTTATGCAGATGAATATGATGGAGTGGGATTTTTCTTCACTCCACCATATGTTGGAATTGATATTGATAGCGTGAATTTAGATAAAATTGATACGAAAACATTAGAAATAATTAATACACTTAACAGTTACACAGAAGTATCTGTTAGTGGTAAAGGACTACACATAATTATACGTGGTTCAATTCCTGGAGGAGTTAACAGGAAAGGTACTCTTGAGATGTACCAAGAAGCAAGATTTTTCGCTATGACAGGAAATATCTTAAAAGGTTGTCCAGATGAAGTATACGACAGACAACAAGAACTAGAGAAAATCTATAAAAAATATATGGAACAACCAAAAATAGTAATGGACTATGGTGTTCAAGATAATAGGATAGTTAATTTTAATGATCTTTTAAAAGTTAAAAATGAGAAGTTCAGAAAATTATATAGCGGTGAGTTTAATGAATATCCTAGTCAGTCTGAAGCAGATTTAGCGTTTTGTTCTATGGTTGCATATTTCACAGATGGTAATGCTGAATTAATTGATAAAGCCGTTCGTGAGAGTCAATTATATCGTGAAAAATGGGATAAAAAACACGGTGTTGATACTTATGGTAATTTAACGATTAAAAAAGCGTTAGATGGATATAAAAAGCGTGAATTTTTACCAGAATTATACATGGATAAACATTATCCGTGGGATGATACAGGAAATGCGGATAGGTTCACAGATATATTTAAAGATAGAGCGTTATATTCATATACTAACAAAGGTTGGTATTTATACGATGGTAAACGTTGGGTGTTTGATACGTTAGGTAGGATAAATGATTATTTTGAACAGAGTGTAGTTGTTCTGAAAAAACAAGGCTTTCCGATGGATAAGCTAGAAGGTGAGTTTTTAGAAGATTATGAAAAACGTATTAAGAAAATGAAGACAGCCTTCGAAAAGCATTTAAACTATTCTAGAAGTAATAGAGGAACGGTTGCGGGTATCAAGCAAGCGATGTATAAGAATTCAATAGATATCAGTGAATTTAACAGTAATGATATGTTAATAAACTTAGAAAATTCTGTTTATGATCTGGTTAGTGGTATGAATATACCGCATGACGCTAGTTTTAAATTCACTAAAAAGGCTAATGTTAACTATGATGAAAGTAAAAAATGTCCACGCTGGGAACAATTTTTACTAGAAATTTTTGAAGGTGATACGGAGCTTATTAAGTGGATACAAAAAGCGTTAGGTTATTCGCTTACAGGACTAACAACAGAACAGGTAATTTTTATCTTAAATGGTAATGGTAAAAACGGGAAATCTGTGTTTATGGATGTGGTAAGTCATATATTTGGAGATTATAGAGCTAACATTCAACCAGACTCACTTATGGTTAGACAAAATCAAGGTGCTAATAGTGATATAGCAAGGCTTAAAGATGCTAGATTTGTTACTACAGTTGAGAGTAATGATGGTATGAGATTTAACGAAGGTTTAGTTAAGCAGTTAACCAGCGGAGATACAGTTACAGCTAGATTTTTACATGCTAATGAGTTTGAGTTTACACCTAAATTTAAGTTATGGATGGCAACCAACCACCGTCCTATAATCCGTGGGACTGACAAAGGTATTTGGAGACGTATTCGTTTAATTCCGTTTACTAGAGAATTTACAGATGAAGAAGTAGATCCAGATTTAACATCAAAACTTTTAGCTGAGAGTGATGGGATATTACAATGGATGCTAAAAGGTTTAGAAATGTGGCAAAAAGAAAGATTAGGTATGTGTTCTAAAATTCTTATGGCAAATAAAGAATACAGACAGGAAATGGACGTTATAAGTACATTCCTTGATGAATGTGTTAGTAATAATTTAGGTAAAGAGGTCAAAGCAGCTGAATTATATCAACACTATAAAAATTACTGTGCTCAGAACGGATTTTTCGTCCTAACCTCTACTAAATTTGGGAGAGAGATGGATAACAAGGGATATATTAAGGTTCGTAAGCGTTCTGGACAGTTTTATCAAGATATAAGTATGAGGTTTTAAAAGAAGTGTGTATAGTGTGTATAGTTTAATAGTATTTCTATATTATTTACATATAGAAAAATATAAAAAAAGTATATATAAAAAATATAGGAAACGGCGAAAACTATACACACTATACACACATTAAAAAATAGAGGTGATATTTTGAAAGAAACAGACATTCAAAACACTATTAGAAATGGGATTAATGATATTGCGGTTATATTTAGAATTAATGTTGGTAGCTTTAAAGTTGGAGATAGAATTATTTCAACAGGAGTTCCAAAAGGTTTTCCAGATTTATTCGGATTTAGAAGAAAAGATGGGAAAGCAATTTTCTTAGAAGTGAAAACTCCAAAAGGGAAGCTTAGAAAAGAACAAGAAGTCTTTAAAGAAGCATTATCAAAGCAAAATGTAATATATGGTGTTGCTAGAAGTTTAGAAGAAGCAAGAGAAATAATTTTACGTACTTAAAATTTAGAAGCATTTAAACCGCTTCTGAGTATTTTAAAGTTAAAAATGAGTAATTATACTAAAAAAGATATTAAAACGATAATAGGGGTAAAATTTTAATGATTTAAGGTGTTTTATGATGAAAGGTATAAAAAGAATTGTAAACATAGAAGAAGGAATTAGTTTGGTATTGACAAGAGTTATTAATGATTTTTTTGATAAGAATTTAAAGTCATATGAAGAAGAATATTTAAAAGATAATGAATATGTAATTGATATAAAGTTTGAAAAAGGAGTAACAGAAGTCGAACCTGGATATCAGACAATGTACACAGCTTTTATTTTAATCGGTGAAAAATGACTAACTTACAAAAAATAATGGATAAACAAAATATAACTGATCAAGAGTTAAGTGAAAAATCAGGAGTGCATTTTAACGTTATTAAATTAATCAGAACAGGTCAACGAAAGACACCACGATTTTCAACCTTACGAAAATTAGCTAAAGTGTTGGGATGTACTCCAAGAGAAATAGGAGATTAAGAGATGTTAGAGAAATTATTTATAGCAGGATTAATAATTATAGTTGGTGCTTATTTTATAACTCTATTTATTGATGTAAAAGACTATCAAGAACGTAAAGAAAAAGAAAAACAAGAAGCCATAGAATTAAGGATAAAAAATGCTAGGTTAGAAGAAAAATTAAAAGCACTAGACGACAAACAAGCTGAACAAACTAAGAAAATAGCTGAAATGAACGGGATAGGAGGATAAGGAATGATTAAAAAGATATGGGATAACATAGAGATTATTTTAATCACATTATCAATGTTGTTAGCAATGTTTACAGCAGGATTAATATTAGGTGTTTATGTGTCAAGTAATACGATTGAAGAATTATCTAACGATAATATAGTCAAAGAAAGGACTATCCAACAACAGAAACAGAGAATTAGAGAGTTACAGATGTTTAAGCAGTTAAAGGAGATTTACGGGTAATGAATACAATTAAGAGAAAAGTTTCTGAAATGAGAAATGGATTTTATGAGAATGAATTTGATAGATATGATCGTTTGAGACGTGAAAAAGAATTTGAAATATTGAAAGATGTTTGTAAATACAGTTATGGTATAGATGATGTTCATAAAAGAAGTTTTAAAATACCAGTTTTTAACCAGAATAAAGAAATAGAATTTTCAATATTAATTCAAAATGATATGGATGAATACGCCGTAAAAATAGTTTTTAAAGATTACAACATGATAAAGGAGTTTCAAGAAAAACAAGGTTTTCATGTAAATTTAGCACTTACTTTAAAAGAAGTTGATAGAAGTATTACAAGGTTAATTTATCGTATGCGTGATTTGTTAAATATCGACGAATTATATTTTAAGGAAATTACAGAAGATGAACACGATGAGTTGTTTCGTGCAACAAGTGATTCATTTATTGCACTAGAAGGAGGTTTAATTTAATGAATTTTAGAGAAATAAAAGAAGCTAACAAATTAATTGATGAAATAAAAAAATTGGATAGTTTTACAATGGATGTCCAAAACCCTGAAAGAACTTTAAAGGTATGCAGTCCCTTTGACGGAGTAACAATAAAGAAAGAACACAGAGTTAAAGTTATGCAAGTACTATTAGGAATTAGAGGAGAATTAGCTGAAGAATTGGAGAAGTTAGGAGTTACGGAGTATGATGACAATGATTAAAAGAGTAGTAACGATGTCAAGAGGTATTGAGTCTATAGTTGATAAAATTAATGATTTTATCTCAAATGATTTAAAAGAGAACGAATACGTTATAGATATCAAGTATATAAAAGACGGTAGCCGACTTAGGCCTTATGAAAAAGGTCGAGCAGATGTTTTTGAAACTGTTGTAATAGCAATTATACATATAGGAGAATTAAATAATGCGATATAAAGTGATAGACTATGTGTCAAAAAAAGAAAAAGTTAAAGAAAGCACGTGTGCTTGTTGTTTCCATGTAAGGTCGGCAGAACAAGGATATATTATTTTACAAGATGAAAAAGAAAGAGAAAAAGTTGTCGATTTATATGAATGGGAATGTCGTTTATGTAAAGAAATAAGAATTGACAATGTGATTGATTTTTCTAATTGGTTGTGGAAGCAAGAAGTAGAGGAAATACCTAATGAGCTATCAGAACGATTTGAATGGTTGTACGATATCGTGGTTGAATATAAAAAAGAAAAAGCGGGATATTATGTGTAGGAGGTACAGCTATGAAATGGAATAAATTAACAGTAAGAGAGTTAACTAAAGAAGAACAAGAAGATTGCGGATGTAAAGAAATGTGGGTTGGACCTACACCAGAACTTGATGAAGAAGTGTTAGTTACTATACCTTTGCCTTCTGGGAAGTTTATTGAGACATATGTCGATACGTGGATAGAATTTGATAACGGAGTAGGTTTTGAATACACGGATAATGATGTTATTTACTGGATGGAATTACCACAATACAATGGAGAACTAGACGATTAGGAGGACTAGAAATGAGTGAACACGACAAAATTATATTACGAGTATATTTTCATAACGGTGAAATGTTAGAATCAGAGGCAACAGAAGAAGAATTAACTGAAGTTTATAAAATGTTCACGGAAGAAAAAGAAGATTTATTTTCAAGTGATTTATGCACTGTTGGAGATAATGAAATCGATATGAACGAAGTTGAGCATATAGCATATAAGAGGATTTAGGAGGACTAAAATATGGATGAACAAAGATATTTAAACGTTGAAATGAAAGTAAAGTTTGATGTGCCGGTAAGTGAAGATTTTGATATAGATGAACTTTCAGAAGAAGATTTAAAAGAGATAGCAAACGATTATTTTTTTGAGTGCGGTGGAATTTATAGAGCTGATTATTGTGATTTTGAATTTGATATTTAATGGAGGACTAGAAATGACTAACGAAGAATTTGCACAAGAAATAAAACGACTAGAAGAACAAATTACTAACTTGAGAATTAAGCTGTTAGAAAGTAAGGTGGATAAAAAGCCATATGAGGTGGAAGTGCCGGAAGACATAGGAGATTATTATAACCCAGATGAATTTGGTGTAATTGACCATTTAGAAGATTTTAGTACAGCTTATGGGGAGAATTGTTATATCCGCGGTTTAGCGTTCAAAACTAAAGAAGAAGCAGAAAAATACGATAAAGAACGTATATTATTGTTTAAACTTCATAAGTGGGCTGAAGAACATAACGAAGGTTGGACACCTAATTGGAATGATTTGGATGAAGGAAAATGGGCTGTAAGATATGAAGGAGATATATTTTATAAATATCTAGTTTACTCTTATCAATATTTTTTAAAATTACCTTATTTTAAATCAGAAGAAATTGCAGAACAATTCATTGAAGAGTTCGGAGATGAAATTAAAGAGGTGCTTTTCTAATGAGATTATACAAAATTACAATTAATTTCAAAAACGGAGAAAAAACAATATATGTTTTTGATGTAGAAACAACAAAGAAATTACTTTGGTATTTCGATATGGCAAAAAGAAACGATGAAATAATGTATTTCGAATATGACTTAAGGGGTATAAAAATTAATCTTATGGATGTGAGCAACATTGAATGTAAAGAGATATAATAGGAGGAAGTAAGATGTTAGAAAGATTAATAAAATTTATAAAATATAAAATTCTAAAAATAAAAAGCCCGTCAAGAGGAGATAAAAATACAATTCATGTATCGGTAGTACCGGGTGTTGATGTGCCAGATGAAGAATTGATAGTCACAGTAGCTAAAGAAATAAATAAGTGTATAAAATGGGGTTGGAAAGTAGAGAAAATAGAAATAAATCCTTATCAATATTTAAATAAAACACATTATGTTACTGTATATTTCAAATGGGACGAGGAGTAAACCACTATGTACGATCTAAAAGCTTATACTCCCACTCAAGGTGTAAAATCTGTGGTTAAATATAATTTTAAAACTAAAGAAATTGAGTTGGAAGTACGACCATATGGAAATATTAAAACTAAAAACTTCACAATTTTACGTTGCAGTGAACTGAAAGATATGTGGGGAAACATGATTTTTGAGAATAATATTGTACAATACGATGAAAAATTAATAGGTGAAGTAAAATTCACTAAAGGGAAGTTTGTTGTTGAGTTTAACGGATTAGCTGTTGATTTATGTGATATCAACGATAAAATACTGATAATAGGAGATGTGTATGCAAAGAAAATTGAGTAATGAAGAGTATTTTAAACGTAAAAATTTTTTAAATAAAATAAATTCAATTAGAAGCCATATTAAAAGAAATATGGACGAGCTAAAAGAATTAGCTGAGATGAAAAAATCTATAAAAATTACTGATTACACCAAAGAAGATTTTAAAACAAGCGGTAGCAATACAAGTCAACAGGAAATAATAGTATGTAAAATTATTGAGTTGGAAAAAGAAATTTATGACAATACATCTGAATTAATGAATGTGAAAATTATCACTAGAGGTGTATTGAATAAAATAAAAGATGATAAATGCAGGCTTTACATGTTTTACAGATATTATGACTGCTTAGATGAAGAGACTATAAAATATAAAATGAATATCTCAACGAGAACATGTCAAAGACTAAATTCTCAAGGTATTTTTTCAATAAAAATCTAATTGGCGGTAATTGGCGGAGAAACTCTATTGAATGGCGGTAATAAAAGCCTTATAATGGTATTATAAGATTTTAGGTAAGAGACCTCCTTGATAGTTAATAATTAATTTTTAGTAAACAAAAAGATGACGTGGCATTCGTGTATTAGATTATCTCTTACCTAAAATCAATATTATACATATAACCTCTTTTGACAGTTTAACGACTGTCTTTTTTTATTTGTCAAGAAAGGATGGTGGAAAATTGGCAAAGTTAAATTTAAAACAACAAAAATTCGCTGATGAGTACATCATTAGTGGAAAATACGGATCAGTTTACTGTATTGAAAATAGAATAAATAATAAAAAATATATAGGTATAACGATTAGAAGTTTACAAAAACGATTTAAAGAGCATTGTAAAGCAGAATCTGCGATAGGAAGAGCGATTAGAAAACATAAGAAAGAAAATTTTATTTATTATGAATTAGAACGAGCTTCAACAAAACAAGAATTATTTGAATTAGAAAGATATTATATTTCAAAGTATAAAACTTTTAAAAACGGATATAATTCGACAATTGGTGGAGATGGTGTAGTTTATGATAATTCATTAGATGTTATTTTAACTACAAAACAAATTAAATTTGTTGAAATAGTTGAATCTGAAAATAAAAAAAATATAAACGTAAGAAATTCAAGTGAAGTTTTCGTATCAATAATTTTAAATTTGTGTTATTTTTATTTAACTAGCGATACTAAAACAGATAAAAGAGACTCTGCTAAACAATTGTTAAAATTAAAAGATGAAATATTAATAAAAATTCTTAGTTGGAATCTATTTTCTTTAACTGAATTAAGGAGGTGGAAAGAATGGCGAAGTACACCGAGTGGTTAACAGAAGAAGGTCTATTATTAGTTGAAGGTTGGGCTAGAGATGGTTTAATTGAAGAGCAGATAGCAAAAAATGTAGGTGTTAGCTATTCTACTTTTCGAGATTGGAAGAAGAAATTTCCGGCACTTTCGGCAGCCTTAAAGAACGGAAAAGAAGTAGTAGACAGGCAAGTAGAGAATGCTTTGTTTAAAACAGCTATAGGATATCATTATCAAGAAGAAACAGTAACAAATACTGGTGAGGTTGTAATGATTAATAAGTACAGTAAACCTAATACTACAGCACAAATATTTTGGTTGAAAAACAGAAAAAATAATTGGACTGATAGAAATGAAGTTAAGGTTGACGGAGAAATGAACGTAACAACAAATAGTAAACTTGAAAGCATTCTAACTCAACTAGAGGAGAAAGACGATGAATAACATTGTGTTATCTCCGAAGTATAAATATTTCTTGAAACATAAAGCAGAAGCTGAAGCATTAGAAGGAACAACAGCGGCAGGAAAAACTACTGTAGGTGTTGTTAAATTTATGTTGAAAGTTGCACAGAGTAAACAAAAATTACATTTCATTAGTGCGAAGTCTGTCGGAGATGCTGAGAAGAATATAATTCAATCAGATTTAGGAATTACCGATATATTCGATGAATACATAGTATATCGTGGTAATGGTGATGCTAACTATAAAATACCGCATATCAAATATGATACTCCCAGCGGTGAGAAAATTATATTTATTTTAGGTTATTCATCAAGAGATAAATGGGAAAAAGCGTTAGGTTCACAGTTTGGTTGTGGTTTTATCGATGAAATAAATACAGCTGACATTGATTTTGTACAGGAAGCAACTATGCGATGTGATTATTGGATGTGTACAATGAATCCAGACGACCCTACACTCCCTATTTATTCAAGGTATATAAATAGGTTTAGAGCGTTACCTAAATATGAATATGACACACCGCAGGAAATAAGAGAAATGTTAATTGAACCAGAACAAGCTAATTGGACGTACTGGTTTTTTTCTTTTGATCATAATTATGGTTTATCAGAAGAAAAGAAAGAAAAGATTAAAAATACAGTTGCAGTTGGTACAAAGCTTTATAAGAATAAAATTCAAGGATTAAGAGGACGTGCAGAAGGTTTAGTCTTCAGTATGTTTGATAGAAAATCAAACGTTATAACTGAAGATATAGCAAGAACTAAAACATTTATTCGTTACTCTTGCGGTGTGGATACATCTTACTCAGATAAGACTGAAGATACAATATCGTTTATTTTTCAAGGTATCACAACTGATGGAGAACTTATTGCACTTGAAGAGAAAACTTATAACAATAAAGACTTTAATAACAGTAAAATAGCACCTTCAGACGTTGCAGTAAAATTACATAACTTTTTAGATTACTGTAAAGATAAGTGGGGCTTCTGTCGTAAAGTCTATGTTGATAATGCTGACCAAGCAACAATGATGGAATTAAGAAAATATAAACAACAAAAAGGTTTGATATATGAGTTTTATAATGCTGATAAGCGTGTAAGAATCATAGATAGGATTAATATTTCAAGTGGTTGGATGAAGAATTTAAAATACTTAGTGTTAAATCACTGTGAAGAACATATCAGAGAGTTAAATATATATTCGTGGAAAGAAGATAAAGACGAACCAGAAGATAGAAATGACCATACTATCAATGCTAGTCAATATGGATATATACCTCACATTAATATTATTGGTCAACAAAATAAACAAGATAATCAATACAGCACACTTGTTGCTGGATTTGGGAAAGGATAATAAATGGCATACAATGAAACATTCGTTGATAGTACTGGTAAGAGTAAAACTTTGACACTTAGATTTCATAGAGAATCCAGAATGCGTTACAGAATTAATAACGTTGAAGAACTATTTGAGAATGAATATAAAGTTTTAAGAGAATTCCTGGAGCATCATAAAAGTACGCAACGTCCTAGAATTCAAGAATTATACGATTATGCAGAAGGTAACAACCATACTATTAGCATTCAACAAAGACGTAGTGAGCAAGATATGGCAGACACTAGAATAATTCATAATTTTGGTAAGAGCATATCTGTGTTTAAGCAAGGATATTTAGTTGGTAAACCTATTCAAGTTGAATATGAAGACGGAGAAGAAAATAGTGCAACAGATGAAGTACTGAAAGAAATAGCTAAAGTCAACAGTTTTCATGATTTAAACAGAATGCTTGTACTAGATTTATCAAAAGTAGGTAGAGCATACGATTTAGTGTATCGTTCAATGGAAGATGTAACTAAAGTTAAGAGGTTAGATCCATTAAATACATTTGTGATTTATGATAATACTTTAGAAGATAAGATGTTAGCTGGTGTAAGATACTATTCTGTAGGACTATCAGACAACAAACAGCATTTTATAGATGTGTATTTAAATAACGTTATTCATAAGTGTAAAGTTGTAGACAGTGGAATCGCACCTTTAGCAATCGAACCACATATGTTTAACGATGTACCTATCACAGAATATCTCAATACGGCTGAAGGCATGGGAGATTACGAAAGTGAGCTATCATTAATTGACTCATACGATGCAGTTCAATCTGACACAGCAAACTATATGACAGATACTTCTGACGCTATTCTTGCGATATTTGGTCAAGTGGCTTTCCCAGACGACGTGTTAGGTGATAATAAGAAACAAATTGAGTACATGCGTAAAATGAGACGTGCAAGATTACTTCAGTTAAAACCACCTGTAGATATTAACGGGACTGAAGGCAAAGTAGATGCTAAATACCTATATAAACAGTATGATGTAAACGGTGTTGAGTCTTATAAAAAACGTATTGTAAATGATATTCATAAATATACTAACACTCCAGATATGACAGACCAAAATTTCAATGGTGTTCAAAGCGGTGAGGCTATGAAATATAAACTGTTTGGACTGGAGCAAGCAAGAGTAGACACTCAATCATTGTTTGAAAAAAGTTTGAAGCGTAGATATCAACTTATAGCTAATATCGGTGACTATGTAAAAGAACTTACTGATTTTGATATTTCAAAACTTAAAATCACATTTAATCCTAACCTACCTAAAGCACTTGAAGAGACTATCAACGCTTTTAAATCATTAGGAGGAATGGTTACTAATGAAACAGCAATGAGACTAACTGGAATTGTAGACGATCCGAAAAAAGAACAAGAATTACTTGATACTCCAGCAGTTACTGAAGAAAATACTGGATATGATGTTGACAAAGGGAAACTGCTTTATAAAATATCTAGTATACTTAAAAAATTCAAAGCAGGAGATTATAGTGAAGCATTAGCAAGGAAATTCTTAAAAGACTTAGGACTTAATGAAATGGATATAGAAAGCTACTTACACGATGGTGAAGAGGTGATAGTAGATGAAACAATCGTTTAATTATTGGAAAAAAAGAGAATTAGCAAACCAACTTAATCAAATTAAAGATGAAAAAGAGACGATGACTCAGATTGAAAAGAACTTTGTTATTACCTTAGCAGATGTAGAACATCAAATTAAAGTGTTCTATGAACGTTATGCGAAGACAGAAGGTATTTCTATAGAGGAAGCACAAAAGAGAGTCTCTGAGCACGATGTAAAAGCCTTTCAGAAGAAAGCAAAAGAGTATGTTAAGAACAAAGATTTTAGTCCAGAAGCTAATGAAGAATTGAAGCTTTACAATGCTACTATGAGGATCAATAGGTTAGAGTTGTTAAAGGCAGAAATAAACTTACACTTAACAAACTTAACTGAAGAAAATAACAAAGAAATAACTGATCATTTAGAAAAGTTAGGTAAGACAGAATATGCTAGACAGGCTGGAATACTAGATACTGAATTGAGATACAGCAAAGAAGGTATTAAAGCTATTGTGAATAGTGATTATAAATACGGGAATTTCAGTAAAACATTGTGGACTAATCAAAAGGCTTTAATGAATACCATTGAGGTTATGCTAAGACGTTCTATTATTCAAGGCGGAAACTCAACTGAATTAGTAGGACGACTTAGAAAACAGTTTGATGTAGGAGTTTATGAAGCTAAAAGACTGTTAGTAACTGAAGCGGCACGAGTTCAAGGAGATGTTCAAATAGATAGCATGGAGCAAGCTGGATATGAAGAATATGTGTATATCTCTGAACCAACAGCGTGTGATATATGCAAGCATCTTGATGGACAACATTTTAAAATTAAAGATAGAGAAGTAGGTGTAAATTATTATCCTATGCATCCATTTTGTAAATGTTCAAGTGCAGCTTACTACGATAGCGAAAAATTAGATAAAGAAATAGCTGAATATCGTAAAGAAAGAGGGCTGGATAATAATTTACAAGAAGATGATAAAGGTGATATAATTAAAGAAGAAAAAGCGATAACATTTGATAATGGTGATAAGATTGATGGCTTCTTTAGAAAACAAGAAAATCATAAAAATTGGATGGAGTCAGTAAGTGAAAAAGAAAAAAATACTATACTGGAATACACTATGTCTTATCATGAACGTTACAATAAATTGTTAAGGATGGGTGTTGATAGATATTTAAATAGTTTTGGAAGAGATTATTTAGAGGATAGAGACTACTATAAAGAAATTTATGATAATGAATATAAAGAGTTATTATCGTTAAGTAATAAGTTATCACAATATAAAGTAGAAAAATCATTTAAGACTTTTAGACGTTTTGCCGAACATTATGCAGATTTACCAAGTAAATTGGAGCAAGGAGACACAATTATAGAAAAAGGATTTGTTAGTACTACTCCACTAAAAAGCGTTACAGAAGATTTTGGACAGTCAAGTAGAGATGTGCTGTATGAAATCGATGTGAAGAAAGGTCAAAAAATAGGAGCATATATATCTGATTTAAGTGATATGCCTGAAGAGAAAGAATTTTTAATTAAAGCAAATACAAAATTTAAAGTTTTAAATGATGAAATAAAAATAGATAATACTGGTAGAGAGCTTAGAGTCATTAAATTGGAGGTAGAGGAATAATGCTGAAAGATAAATATAAAGGTTATGCATACTCTAAAATATTAGAAGATGCGACTGATGAACAAATTAGATTATTTGGGCATACTGTTTTCTTTTATCGTCTTATTGAAGGAGAAAACAAAGATAAGTTAATTGAAGAATTCTTAAAAGATTATCCGCCATATTATCCAACTGTTATAAAGTTAAATAAATCTTATACAAAAAAAGAAATGGCTAATAAGACAATCGACAGAGGAATCTACAAGGCAATATTTAGAGAATATTCGACAGAAAACTTAAAGCCTAAAAAACTAGATGATTTTGTGAAAATGTTAAAAGAAACAATACCAAAAAGGTATGTTGAATTAATTAAAAATTATAAATTAGATAGCTATCTACTAAACACTTAACATTTTTTGTTAGGTGTTTTTATTATGCCAAAATGGAAATAAATCGCTTACTTTCCATTTTCAATTAAATAACTACTTTCAAAATGGAAAAATACATCCTTTTTTCCATTTTCGTCCTAGACATGACGTTAAAAGGTCTTTTTATTATGTCAAATTAAACTAGCGTGGCTTATTTCTAAAGATAAGTGGTGCACAACTAATCAGTAAGAAATAAGACTAGCGTGGATAAGGAGAAACAATGAACAAACAATTTTTATTAAAACTAAACCTACAACACTTTGCAGATGAAGGAACAACGGAAACAAATAATACTGAACCTGAGTTTAAAGCACCTGCTACTCAATCTGAATTAGATAGCTATGTAAATAAAGCAGTTCAAACAGCTTTAAAAAATCAACAAGCGAAACATGATGCTAACATAAATTCACGAGTAGAAGAAGAAATAAAAAAACGTGAAGATTATTCAAAATTAAGCGAAAGTCAAAAACGTGATAAAGATTTCGAAGATAAAAAAGCAGAATTTGAGAAACAAGTAGCTGAATTCAGACACTCTCAACTAATTGTGGAAGTTCAGAAAGATTTAGTTAGTAAAGGATTACCTACTGAATTGGCTGAGACATTCGCTTTACATGGAACAGCAGAAGATGCTTTAAAAGCAGTGAATATACTTGAGAAAGTATTCAATGAAGCGGTAAATAAAGCCGTGAAAGAATCTGCTAGACAAACAACACCTAATGTTGGTGCTAATGGAGCAGAAAAACCGTTGAACTTAGGAGCAAGATTGGCACAAGGTGTAAGTCACAAAAAACCATTTTAGGAGGATAAAAGATGAAAACAACAACAATTTTTAACAAAACTGAAATCTTACATAACTTAGAGTTTGAAGCTATTTCAGTAACAGTAGATAAAACAACTACAGGAACAGTAACAGAAAACGGACGTAAATTATTAAAAGCTGGAACATTACTAGCTGGAGATGGTAAGTCTATTTTTGAAGATAGAACAAAAAAAGTTAAGAAATTAACTAACGATGCAACAGCACAATACGTTGATGGAGTGGCACTACATGACGTTGATTTAACTGACGGTGACTCAGTAGTAGCGTGTGTATTCAAAGGTACTTTACGTGAAGACAAATGCAACGGTGGTACTGTTGATGCAAACGTAAAATCAAAATTAAACTTAATCAAATTTGTAAAAGGTGTATAAGGAGGACTATAAAATATGGCATTAATTTACGATACAATTACAGCAGAAAATGTAAGTGGATATTGGAACGTTTCACAAGAAAACGTTGATACTACTTTAGGAGATAAATTATTCCCTGCTAGAAAACAATTAGGAATTAAATTAGCATTTGTAAAAGGTGGAAGTGGTAAAGCAGTAGCTTTAAAACCTGCTGCGTTCGATACTAAAGCTCCACTACGTGAAAGAATGAACTTAAGCGTAACAGAAGAGCAAATGCCATTCTTCAAAGAAGCTGTTGTAGTTAAAGAGGAAGAAAGACAACAATTAAATATGATTGAAGCTACTGGTAATCAAGCACTTATTGATAGTGTGGTTACTGGTATTTTTGATGACCAAACACACTTATTAAATGGTGCTAAAGCTAGATTAGAAGCTATGAGAATGCAAGTGTTAGCAACTGGTAAAATCTCATTTAACAATAATGGAGTAGCACAAGAGTTTGATTATGGAGTTAAAGACTCTATGAAAGGAACTGTTGGAACAAAATGGACTGAAGCAGCAGCAACTCCACTAGCAGATATTGAAAAAGTAATTGAAGCTATGGAGAATCAAGGTAAGAAAGCAGAAATTCTTATCATGACTCAAAAAACTTTTGGTTTAATCAGAAAAGCAGACTCAACTATTAAAATTGTTAAACCATTAGCACCTAAAGGAGCAACAGTAACAACTTCTGAATTAACTGATTATCTTTTAGATGCACATGGTGTAAAAGTTGAGATTAAAAATGATACATTTGTAGATGATGATGGAGTTGCTAAAAAATTCTATCCAGAAGGTTATGTATCATTCATTCCTAACGCTACTTTAGGGAAAACAGTATTCGGTACTACTCCAGAAGAATCTGATTTATTAGGTGGGAATGTTGCTGGAGTTGAAGTGAAAGTTGTTAATACTGGTATTGCTATTACAACTCAAGAACTAGTTGATCCTGTTAACGTACAAACTAAAGTAACTATGATTGCTTTACCATCATTTGAAAGATTAGATGATGTGTATATGTTAGATATCGAACCTTAGGAGATAATTTATGGATAGAGATTTAGTATTAGATAACGTTAAAGAAGATTTAGATATTCGTGATACTCTACAAGATACTATCCTATGCAGACTTATTGATAAGGTTATTGACCATTTCAAATTCACTTATAAACAAGATGAAATTGAAAATAAATACAGGTTTATTATTGAAGATTGTGTTATCAAAAGATTTAACAGACGTGGTGCTGAGGGTGCTACGTCTGAATCCGTTGAAGGTCACTCTGTTAACTATGAGACTTTCTTAAATGAGTTCGCCCCCTGGGATGAAATGTTAAGAGAAGACTTCAAGAAAGAAAAATCAAAGAAAGGTCAATTATTAATATTCTAATGAGATATTCAGAAAGAGCAATTTTAAAACAAGTAGATAAAAATGAGTATGATTATGAAACAGGAGAACATGTCTATAAAGAACTCTATTCAGATATCGTTGCATGCTTCACAATGGATTTAGGACTTGGTAAGTCAGTTCAAATTTTCGGAGATTATAACAAACAAAGAAAAGTTATATTCTTAAAAAATGCTTATAATAAGCCGTTTAATGTTGTTGAATATCGTGGAAAGCGATATATACCAACAGCAGATAAGCAACTTAGTAAAGCTTTTTATCTTGAAAGGGATGATAGTGATGGGACTAAAGATATACGGCCATAAAAAATTACAACTTAACCTAAAAGATAAAGCACAAATGAGACTAGTAAAAGAAATTGTGAAGAAAAATGGAGCAAACTTAAATCAACAAATGGTTAAGAATGCAGTATTTAAAGGTGGATATTCTAACGGTGATACTAGAAGAAGTATCAATATTTTAATAGAAAAAGGCGGTTTACTGGCAAGAGTTAAACCAACCACTAAATACTCTCCGTACGTTGAATATGGTACACGTTTTATGGATAAACAACCATTTGTTAAACCTGCTTTCCAACAAGTTAAGAAAGAGTTCGTTAATGACTTGAAAAAATTAACATGATTAAAACTAGAGAACAAAGTATTTTTGATGAAGTATTCAAGATATGTAAGAATTTAGGTTATAAAGTCTACGATTATAAACCTATGAATGAAGTACCTTATCCATTTGTAGAAATGGAAGATACATCTGTTAGTTACGCTATTAATAAAACAGATGTAAAAGGAAATGTCACTCTCTCATTATCTGTGTGGGGGTTACAAACAAAACGAAAAGAAGTATCTACTATGGCAAACGCTATATTAGAAAAATGCTTGAGAATAGAACATACAGACGGGTATTCATGGAGTTTAAATATTAATTCAAGCAATATTAGAATACTTGATGATAGAACAACGGTAACACCTCTTAAAAGAGCGGTTATTGAATTAGAATTTAATTTAAGATAAGGAGATAATAAATGTCAGAAGTAAAAAAAACTTATGAAGCTAAAAAAGGTATAGATATTATTCTTTTATATCGATTTTTAAAGAATGCTAAAACAGAAGCAGCTTTTAAATTAGCTTTTCAGACTGAACACAGTAATGAGATCAGTAGAGATGCTGACGCTCAAAAAACTAAAGATGGAAATATCCAAAATTTAGGTGCAGTTGAGTATGATTTTTCGGCTAAGTCAATCGTAGCTAAAGGTGATAAGCATATCGAGGAATTAAGAGAAGCTTTAATCAATGGTGATATTATTGAAATCTGGGAAATTGATAAAGCTGAGAAAAATGAATCTAATAAATATAAAGCTACTTATTACCGAGGATATGTAACTAAATTTAGTACTAATCCTAATTCAGAAGATAGTGTGGAGTTAGAGCTTGAATTCTCAATTAATGGAGTTGGGAAAACAGGTTATGCAACACTAACTGATGAACAAGCACAAGTGGTTCAATATGTGTTTAAAGACACTACTATTGACACAACAGAAGAATAATTAAACAAAGCTAACTGGTAGGAATACTGGTTAGCTATTTTTTTGGAGGAAAATAATATGCAATTAAGATTAAACGAAAATAAAACAGTAGAAGTAAAATTTGGAGTTGGTTTTGTACGTGAATTAGATAAAAATCATCCACTAGAAGCTAAAGGAATTAAGCTTGGTATGTCTTTAAGTATGAAAATACCAGAAATTCTGGGAGGAGATGTAGCAAGTTTATCTGATGTTCTATATGCAGGGACATTTCTAGAAAAAGAAAGACCAACACAAACTGAAATTGATAACTTTATTGATGAACACGAAGATATCGAAGCTTTATTCGATGAAGTAATCAAAGCATTAGAAGAAAGTAATGCGGGAAAGAGAATTCTGAAACAGAACAGAGAGACTCTGAAGAAACAGAACGAAGAGAATCCACAGGAAGCATAGACTATAAAAACTCCAAAGAAACATACGAAGAAATAATAGTAAATTGTGTAAGGTATCTAGGTATCACAAGTATTTACGAAATAAATATACTCACTCTTAATCAATATAACTTACTGATGAAAGGTGCTCAATTAAGGTTGTTAGATGAAGAACATTTAATTTACAAGCAAGCATGGTTGAATCGTGTAGTTAAACGAACAGAGACGAAAGGTAAGCAAGAAGTATATGTGTACGGAAGTTTTAAAGACTTTTTCGACTATGAAAAAAAATACAGAGAAATAACTGGTGAAATAGTACCTACTATCAAAGATGAAGAATTAAGCAATTTACTATTAAAAGCGAATATGTAGAAAGGAGAATAAAATATGGCAGAACAATATTCAGTAGAAGCTATATTATCTGCGGTGGATAAAGGTTTTACTCATACGTTAGATGCTATTAACGAAAAGCTAGATAAGTTTGATGCCAAAGCTAGTAAGAGTGAGCAAAGCGGACAAAAAATCGGTGGTACATTCAAAGCTATGGCATTAGCAAATTTAGCGGCTGGAGCTATTACTAAAGTTACTGGTGATATAGGTAGTTTGATTAGTGAATCATTCAAAGCATCTGATGCAATGGATAAATTTAGAAGTACAATGCAGTTTGCTGGATTAGATAATAGTGCTATAGAAAAAAGTGCAGCAAGTGTAAGGAAATATGCAGATGATACTGTGTATGATTTAGACACAATAGCAAATACTACAGCACAATTAGCGGCAAACGGTATTAAAGACTATGACGGACTAACACAAGCGGCAGGTAACTTAAATGCGGTTGCTGGTGGTAATGCTGACACATTTAAATCAGTAGCTATGGTTATGACTCAGACCGCTTCTGCTGGTAAATTAACTGGTGAAAACTGGAGACAGTTATCTGATGCAATTCCTGGAGCTAGTGGTAAAATTCAGGAAGCTTTAAGGCAAAATGGAGCTTATACTGGAGATTTTAGAAAAGCATTAGAACAAGGGAAAATTAGTGCAGAAGAGTTTAATAAAGCTATTCTTGATTTAGGTATGACAGATGTTGCAAGAGAAGCGGCAACCTCTACTAAAACTATTGAAGGTGCAGTAGGGAATATGCAAGCAGGTATTGTCACGAAGATTAATGAAATAATAGATGCCATTGGTAAGGATAAGATCACTGGAATAATAAATAGTATAGGTGAATTTGTAACAGGTGGATTAAGTGTGTTAAAAACAGTTATACCACCGATTGTTAGTGGAATAACTAGTTTATTTAGTGTGTTAAGTGATAATAAAGCTATTGTGGTTGCTTTGACTGGTGCATTCATCGGGTTCAGAACAGCTTTAATGATAACCACCGCTATTGAATCGGCAAGAGCAGCGTTGACAGCTTTTAAAACAGCACAACAAGCGGCAACAATTGGTCAAGCGGCTTTAAATGCGGTTATGGCAATTAATCCATTTGTACTTATAGTTGCAGCAATTACAGCGTTAGTCGCTTTAATTATCTATCTATGGAATACTAACGAAGGTTTTAGAAATGCAGTTATAGCTATTTGGGAAGCTATCAAACAAGCGTTTATTACAGCTTGGGAAGCTATCAAAACAGCGTGGAGTGCTTGTGGTACTTTCTTCAGTACATTGTGGGAAGGTATCAAAACTGGAGTACAAACTGTGGTTCAGTGGATAGTTCAAACTTGGAATAGTGCAGTAGCTTTATTACAAGCAGCTTGGACGGCTATTTCAACTGCTGCTTCAGTAGCATGGAACTTTATTGTGACTTCAATAATGACTATAGTTCAACCGTTTATTACATCTTTCATTAGTGCATGGAACATCTTAAAAGAAGGTATCAACGGAGTTTGGGAAGGTGTCAAAATGATATTTCAAGGTGCTTGGGAATACATTAAAGCTATTGTGCTAGGAGCGGTACTAATTGTTATTGATTTAGTGACAGGTAACTTTACTAAACTTCAACAAGACTTACAAATGATTTGGGATGCAATAAAAAACGCTATTCAAATGGTTTGGGAAGGTATAAAAATGATAGTTTTAACTATTGTAACTACTCTTATATCTTTACTAATAAATGCTTGGGAAGGCTTAAAAAATGGTTTGGTTTCTATTTGGAATTTCTTATCAACAACAGCTTCAACAGTGTGGAATGCATTAAAAACAGCTGTAGTGACAATTGTGACTGGACTAGTTAACGGAATAAAAGCGTTGTGGGAAGGCTTTAAGTCTTTCTTCACATCAACTATTAACGCTATTCAAAATATAGCAGTAAACACATGGAACTCTATTAAGTCAAGTGTAGTGAGTATCATTCAGGGGATTGTGAATGCAGCTCAAAACGCTTGGAATACTTTTAAAAACGGAGTTCAAAGTTTAGTAAATAGCGTTACAAATATCTTTAATACACTTAGAAATATCAACTTGTGGGATATCGGACGTGCTATCATGAATGGACTTTTAAACGGTTTAAAATCTGCTTGGGAAAGCGTAAAAGGTTTTGTTAGTGGAATAGCTGGATGGATTAGAGATCATAAAGGACCGATTGAAGTAGATAGACGTTTATTAATTCCTGCTGGTAATGCAATTATGGGCGGACTTAATAGAGGTTTAGACAACGGCTTTGATAAAACTATGGCAAAAGTACAAAGTATCACAGGTGCTATTGAGTCAAGATTTAATATCAATCAAAGTAAAGCTTTAAACGTTGAAAATACTATCAGTTCACAACCTATGGTAATTACATTCAAATTAGGTAATAAGGACTTTAGAGCCTTTGTGAGTGATATTAATCAGGTAAACGGTGAAGCGATAAAGCTAGAAGAAGTTTATTCAATTTAGGAGGAGTGTAAATGTACAATTTTATTAATACTAATGAAATAGGAGAGCAATTACACTCTTCTATTCAAACTATATTTAATGGTGTGAATATCGATACAGATCTAGAAGGTTTTCGAACGTTAGCGGTAAGTGGTCGAGGTTTGTTAAGTAAGAATATAAACTCAACTGATATTCCAGGGACGGATGGAAAATATTTTTTATATGGCAATTTAGAAGTTAGAGCTATTGTGGTTAAATTCCAGTTAAAAGCAACAACTAATGAAGAGTTTAGACAGAAATTCAATAGACTAAATATGTTATTACAAACTGATGAACCAAAGATATTAAAATTCACAGATGAACAAGATTATTCATATAAAGCTATCTTGCAAAAAGGTAACGACATAGAAGAAACATCAAACAGTGTTGTATCAACATTTACTTTTTTGTGTTTAGATCCGTATAAATACAAAGAAGTTGATAAAGATACAGGAGTTAGTAGCGTTACTATAACTAAACTACCTAACAACAAAAATGAATTCACACCAGAGTTGATTAAGGTAATTGTAAATAGCGTTAGCGATAAGATTATCATTAAAAATCAAACCACTGCTAAGAAAATAATAATTAATCATACTTCTTTTGCTGTTGGTGATGTGCTTGAGATTGATTTGAACAAAGATTATCCGTTGAAATTAAATACAATGGTAAGAAGTGATTTAATTGATTTTGTGGAAAGTGACTTTGATTTTGCAGTTAAACAAGGTGATGTAATTACTTGTAGCAACAGTCGAGTGTTAGAAGTTTATACGAAAGAGAGGATGTATTAATGAAACTATTTCTATTCAATAATGATGAAAAGCTAATAGGTACTATAAGCCCGTTAGAAGGTATTCAGAACGAAGAAATAAATAAAATTCAAACTATAGAATGTACTGTTGTGTATTCTGAATTAATAGAGAAAGCCTCTTATATAGGTCATAAAGATTATTCTGATAATAGAATATTTCATCTGTATAAAATAGATCACGTAACAAAAACTAGTACTACTGATGTGAAAATAGTCGGAGTACATACGTTTTTCGACGATATGGAAAGTGACGGATATATCAAAGACTTCAGACCAACTAATAGAGAATTAGTAGGAGTACTGACAACTATATTAGATGGGTCACGTTGGCAACTAGGAACTGTTAATATTCAACGAAGATATACAGGTAACTTCTACTATGTGACACGTAAGGAAGCTTTAAGTAAGTTAATCGAAGCGACACAGATTGAGATTAAACCACGATTAGAATTTAGTCGAGGTAAAATCACAGGTAGATATTTAGATGTATTTACTAGACTAGGTGGAAGAAACGGAAAAGTATTTGTTCACGGTAGAGACTTACTAACAGTTAGTGAGAAGAAGTCACAAGGTGCGATTTATACAGCTGTTGTTGGGCGTGGTAAAGGTGAAGAAACTGACACAGGTGGTTATGGTCGTAGAATATCATTTAAAGATATTGAATGGAGAAGAACAAGCGGTCAACCTGTTGATAAACCAGTGGGACAAGAGTACGTAGAAATTCCAGCTATGACTAAATTATATGGTTTTGAAAAAGGTACTAAACCACGTATTAAAATTGTTGAATTTCAAGATGAAACGGACAAAGAAAAACTATTAAGGCTTTCTTATGAATGGCTTGAAAAAAATAGTAGGATGCAAGTTGAATATAGTGCTAAGGTTTTAAATGTTGGTAATCTTGAATTAGGAGATACTGTTGGAATTTTTAATCCTAAACTAGGAATTAAATATGAAACAAGAGTATTTAAGGTTAAACGTAATTTAGTTGACAATAAATTAACTGAATTTGGAATAGGTGATAAGGTCACTACATCTCCGTTCAGTAGAACTATTGAATTAGCTAAAGAGATGAAGAACTTTCAAGACGACACAGTTTATTGGCTTGATAAGATAAGAGAAAGACTATCTGATAAGTTAATTAATGAAGATGGTTATAACTACGATTTAAAAGCCGATAATGAGTATAAAGTACCTGCTGGATATTATTCATTCGATAAACCTATTGATCAAAATCCTACTAAAGTAGTTTATATGGGAGCTGGTAAAATAGCGATAGCTAATAGTAAGAAACCTACTGGAGAATGGAACTGGAAAACATTTCTTGATGGTAGAGGAGCAACGCTAGATTTAATTAATACAGGTGTGTTAAGAGCAGGTCGTATTCAATCTGCTGACGGTCGCAGTTACTGGGACTTGGACACAGGTGAATTCTATATGGAACAAAGTGCCATTAATGAAGCGGTAAAAACAGCAGTAAGTGGCAAAGTACAAGAAATAGTAGGAGAAGTCAAGAAAAACTTACCTACTAAAGAAGAGCTTAAAGGAAAGAATTCCTACATCCATAAAAAATACAGTGATTTTCCAGACGGTCGTAACATGAGTGACAACTCAACACTTAAGTATATCGGTATTTATACTGGAGACAAAGAACAAGCACCTACTAACGCTAGTGAGTATAGCTGGACTAAGATTAAATCAGACGGTAAGCTATACAAGGCTTATTCTAACAGCTTAAACGGACTTGATTTTACGCTTGTTGAACCAGATGAAAATGCTAAGTTATTTGCTAAAAATAGACCACGTGTGAATATCGTTAATGACAATGATATTAGCGATATATGGCAAGCTAATATGTTTTTAAGTTTTAAACCTAACACTAAATACACGCTAACAGCACGAGCTAAAGGGAATAGTAATAAGTTATGGGCTTATTTCAGAAATAACAAGACTAGTGAGGAATATAATTGGGGTCAGTTAGAATTCAGAGGATTAGAAACTAAGTCAATCACATTTACAACCACTAATGATGTGGATGATGTACTGTTTAAATTCGTTTTAGTTCCGGAAGACGAAGACTGGACAGGAATTCAGATTGACTGGTTTACAATTTATGAAGGTGATAAACGATATACTGATTATCCAGTCGATGAACCAGCACAGTACCATAAATATCGTTATTTCGGATATGTGTTTAAAGAAAGTACACCAGTAGCAAGTGATTTTGAATGGTTCGATTTACAACAAACCTCAATTACTAATGATAAATATACTCATATAGTCTATTCAGATAATGCTGATGGTAGTAATTTCGGACGAGAACCTAAGAAATACATGGGAGTTGCAAGGACTACATCTCCAACACAACCAACAGATAAGACGGCGTATAAGTGGTTTAAAGTTAAGGGGGAAGATGGTGTAGACGGGAAGTCTATTAATAGGAATTACATTGTAGATAGTGAGAAGTTAACTAACATAAATGGATTCGGAATAAACTGGGAAAAAACAGTTGAAAATGGAACTTTAGTTTTTACAAAAATTAGAGCTACTGATAATGCTGGTTTTTGGGCACAAATTATGCCATTTTTGAAAGATAATTTTCAAAATGAAGTATTGACATGGAGTGTAGATGTTAAAGCAAGTAAAAATATTTCTTTTAACAATGTGGGGCAAGAAACTAACGGATTTAAAGGAAGAGTAGATATTACAACGCAATGGCAAAGAATATCTCATACATTTACAAACAGATATACACAATTTTATTCTTTTGTGTTTTATCAGATGATAGGGACATGTTCTCCTGGAGATAAAATTTATATCCGTTTACCTAAACTTGAAAAAGGTAACGTCGCAACAGAATGGTCGCCAGCATATGAAGACTTACAAGCACACAGTTTGACAGCAAATTTACGTTTTGAAGGAACGTATATTAACAACTTAGCAAACAATGTTAACGCCTATTTAGATGTGTTTTACGACGGTCAAAAAGTTGATAATGGCTTCAATGTGCAACTAAAAGATAAAGGGGGCACAAGGACTGACTGGAGCGACTTTTGGAACTCTAATGTAAATAACGGACTTCTTTCAATAAACAAAAATTGGAAAAACGGAACTCAAAACGGACAACCTCTTGAGTTAATAGCATTAGTCACTTACAAAGACTCAAATACTATTGCTACTGCTAGATTAGAAAACATTCCTGATGTTGTAGAGATTAAAGAAATTACTAAGAAATACAAGACTTTTGAAAGCACGATAGACCAGTTCAACTCAACAATAGGAGAGGTTAAAAAGCAAGTTTTAGCTAACGAAGAAAAGCGTAATTTAGTACTTGGTAGTAGGATGATATCTGATAAGGATTATAAACTAATAGGTAACGATATCTATAGACATGTAAACCAAGAGTATAAAGGATCGCCTTTCATGTCACTGATAAGTTATGTTTTTGATAGAAATATTTGGCAAGGTGTAGGATTCAACTTATCTAAACTAAGTATAAGTAAAGGAGAACGATATTCTATACGTATTCCTATATTTATTAGTAGTTTAGGAGGTAAATTAACTCAAGGGGCTTATGTCGAAATTAAAAATCATATAAATGGTGAAATATTGTGGAATGCTAGATTAGATACTGTTAATACTGAAATGGATAAATGGATAGAACGTGAATTCACATTTACCGCTAGTAAAGATATGTTCTTATCTGACGGTTCATTTTGTGTATATATAGTAAGAAGTGGTGCTATCAATATCGCCCAACCTTACATGTGTGAAGGTGATACCTTACCTAAAAACTACAGCCCAGCCCCCGAAGATGTTTATTTACAAAATAGCAGGATAGAAAGTTCGATAAATCAAACTAAAAGTGATATTGAATTGAAAGTATCTGAAGTATCATCGAATAACTCAAAACTTGAAAGTATAATTAAACAAACTAAAAATGATATAGACTTAAAAGTTTCTAAAGATGAAATAATCAGTGCTATTAATTTGAGTGTTGAACGTGATGAATCTGGAAATAATCAAGGTCTTGTTAAAATAGACGCTGATAAGGTTGATATAAGAGGAGTTTTACGAGCTTATACTGGGGAAATAGGTGGATTTAGGATAGGTTACAATTACAATGACAAAGGTTTTTGGTTGACTGGGAAAGACAATTTTGATTGTGGTATAAATCCTGGATTAAACGCAGGAACTCGAGGAGCTCAAGTGTGGGCAGCATGGGGCGATGATTGGACTAACCCAGGACCTAACGCATGGTGGGTAAATGCTCAAGGTGTTATGACATGTAAAAATACGGCAGAATTTCATAAAGGTATGAATGTATATAATGCTAGAATTGATACTCATGGTAATGATATTCAAGGTGATATGAATAGTAACGGAAGTAAAACTACAGTTATTTGGTGGAGTCAGATTAATACTGTAAAAAGTAGAATTTCTGACCAACGCTTAAAAACTAACATCAAACCAACTAAAATAAAAGCATTAGATACACTTAATAGTATTGAAATGGTTGAATTTAACTGGAAAAAAGATAATAAGTTTGAAAAAATTGGAGCAATAGCACAACAGGTGCAGTCTGTGGATAAAGATTTAGTAGTACATGATATGGATGATAAGCAAACTTATAATGACTATCTAAGAATTAACTACTACGACACTATTCCTTACCTTATCAAAGCAGTACAGGAACTTTCTGAAGAAAACAATAACCTAAAATTAAGACTACAAAAACTGGAGGATAAAATCAATGGCAACATATAAGAAAAATTATGCACGTGCTACCTACGATAGCAACGGAGCAGTGCTGACAACCATTGTTAGTATATTTAGTACTAGTGGTGGGACTGTAATTGAAACAACGCTAAAAGGTGACCATTTAACGAAGTCAGAAGATGAAATAGTACAACTGGCACTGGAGCAATTCTACCAAGATACTTACCCTAACAAAGCTGAGAATGAGAAATTTATAGCAATGGAAAAAGCGTTGAAAGAGAAAACTGCAACACTTGACACAACACGTAAGATGTTAGCTCAAAGCGTTGTTAAAGAGTTTGAGTATGAATCTAATTTTGAAGATATTGACGCTAAATTACAATTTTTAGCAACACACTTAAATATTACTTATCCAGTTAAGGAGGATGCAGAAGATGAAAAAGAAAGTAGTGGCGGTTCTCGAGAAGCTACAACTGTCTAGCATGATATTTTTAGAAATGATGAAAGGAGGTAATACTATGATAGTTAAATATTTAGCATTAACAATTCTTGATGGACTAATGACTTTAGATGAAATTAAGAACAAAAAACTTCGCAAATTAGTGAAAGCTGAACTTGACAAAATGGGATTAGCTGAAGTTGCTGAAGACAAATAATAATTTTAAGGAGGGCTTTAAGCCCTCTTTTATTTTGCAAAGAAAGGAGTTTAATTAATGGAAATTACATTACCAGAGTTAGCCGAACGCTATTACCATTTAGCTAAGGACGTTTATATCCATGCATTTACATTAATAATTGTGCTTGATGTTTTAACTGGACTAGCAAAGGCTTTTGTAACAAAAAAACTAAATTCAACAGTAAACAGAAAAGGGTTAATTGAACATGGTATTGTTGCAATCATGTGTATCACAGTATACCCATACATGCTGTATTTAGGTTTTAATGAGTTTGCGACAGCTTTCTTGTTATTTTTCACAGTTGGTTACTGCTTATCATTGATTGAAAATTTAAGCGCTTTAGGAGTACCATTTCCGAATGGAATTAAAAAGCGATTAGAGAAACTACGAGACGAACTTGACGGAAAGGACTAGAAGATGAAAAAATTAATTAAAATAGATTTTGACAACACGACAAGAGAACGTAAAACTGAAGATAGTTATTCGGAATTATATTCTCATGATAAAAATAACGGATCATTTGAGTTTGAGATATTAAATGACACTCTAACAACTGAACAAGTAATAGCTTTATTCAAATTCACAGAAAGTAATAAAGTTTGGAAAACTACTGGAATGGTAGAAGGAAATAAAGTAAAAGTAACATTTGACACTAGTTTAATAACTCAAAATGAAACTGTAATTTGTTACTTATATTTTGACGAAGAACAAAGAACATCAGACACTTTCAGATTTAAGTTCAAAGTTAAAGTATCTGAAATCGATAAAATCAGTCGATATGAGGTCAAAGAACGATTTATCAACAATACAGTTATTGTCGATAGATTAGACGTTGTTACAAAAACTGAATTACAAGAAGCATTAAAAAATGTTGGTGGTGTGGCAACAGAAGGACTACTAACAGAGGTTAAAGCTGAAGGACTTTACGCTAAAAAGTCAGAAGCAGTAGACAATACTAATTTTGAATTAGTTAAGAACAGAGTACTGGCTTTAGAATTGAAGACTGATAAGGACACAGTATATGACGATAGAGAGGTTAAAGAAAGACTTACATCACTTGAGAATAAACCTCCTGTAGACTTATCAAACTATGCTACTAAAGAAGAACTAAGGAATGTTAGTGGTAGTCAACCATTAGCTGACAACCTTGTGACTAAAGAAGAATTAGAAGCAAAACATTACATTTCAGATGTTAGTAATTTAGCTACTAAGGAAGAGTTAAACGAGGTTAGGAACAGTCAACCAACAGTTGATACTTCACATTTAGTGACTAGGGATGAATTAGAGAGTAAAGGATATGTAACTAATTTATCAGAATACGCTAAGAAGTCAGAATTATACAACGACACACCTTTAAAAGAACGTGTAACGGCTCTTGAAAGCAAAGCTATTGAAGGTGGAGCTTACGACGACAAGCCTATTAGAGATAGATTAGATGTGCTTGAAGCTAAACACGACAATGACACAATATACGACGACACAGAAGTGAAACGTAGACTTACTGAAATAGAAAGCAAGCCTGCGGTTGATACTTCTGTTTTTGTTACTGAAGATAAATTAAATAGTAAAGGTTATTTAACACAACATCAAGATTTATCGCCGTATGCTTTAAAATCTGAAATACCGCAACCTTACAATGACAGCTCACTTACAGAACGTGTTACAGCGTTAGAGAATAGACAGACGACTGGCGGTAGTGTTGATACTTCTAATCTAGCGACTAAAGAAGAGTTAGCTAATACAGTTACAAAAGAAGAGTTAGAAGCTAAAAATTATGTGACTACAGATGAATTAAATAACAAAGGATATCTGACAACACATCAACCGCTTGATAATTTAGTGACTAAAGAAGAATTAAATAGTAAAGGATATGTGACTGATGAAGTGCTTGGCAGTAAAGGTTATTTAACAGAAGAAGTATTAAACGGTAAAAACTACCTAACTGAAGATGTGTTAAATACTAAAAATTATTTAACTCAACATCAAGATTTATCTAGTTTAGTTACTAAGCAAGAACTAGAGAATAATCATTTCTTAACTGAACACCAACCATTAACACATCTTGCAACAACTAGTGATCTAGAAGCATTGAGAAATATTGCGGTTAGTAAGTCAGAATTAAGCAAAAAGCTTGATACGACTGAATACAATTCATTCAAAGATAGCGTTGTTACTAAAACTGAATTATCTGAGAAAGGTTATTTAACAGAAACAACAGCGTCTGAAACATACGCTAAAAAGTCAGAACTACCGACACCATATAATGATAGTGCTTTAGTTAGTCGTGTTAGTGCCCTTGAAAGCAAACCTACTACTAATCAATACGAAATTCACGGCACAGGAATGCCGAACGGAGTTGTAGAAGCTGAAATCGGGACAACATATGTTGATAAGAATAAGACTAACGGTGCTTTAAAATGGATCAAGACTACTGACGGTGGGAATCAAGGATGGGAAGTTTTAATAGGTGATACCGGCTGGAGAACGTTAAATAGTGTCTCTAGAGCAGGCAACTCGTTTATTAAAATCAGACGAGTAAACAATCTTGTGACGTATCAATTCGGAGGACTTCAATGGGGTTGGTTTGGCGTAGGTAAACGAAATGGACCTGGATTTGTAAGACACAATAGCAGTGGAGACAAAGGGGCTAAACTTACTTATCCTAACGGAATTCCCGAAGGTTTTAGAAGTGAAAGTTCTTTAATTGGGGGTATCTATAGCGACGCAGGAAAACCTTACGGAATTTGGTATTTAGGAGGTACAAGCGACTCAAACTTTATACAATTCACATTTAATGACCCTATCCCAACGGATAAAGATATTGGAGACATTCGAGTAAGTGCAATTTCGTATTTAACAAACGAACCATGGCCTGTTCAATTGCCATAAGAAAGGAGGTGAGATATATGGAACAATTAGAAGTTTTAAAGCCAGCACTAGTATTCTTAATAGTAACATTACTTGGGATGTTAGGAAAATTTTTAAAAGAATCAAAATTCTTTCCTAATGAAATGATACCCAATTTTCTAGGAGTGTTAGGAGGATTAATAGGAATTGTACTATTTAAAGATGCAACAGCAATTACAATTGGATTCGGTACTGTTGGTTTACATCAAGTTTACAGACAAACTGTAGGAAATAATAATTCAAATAATAACAATACGGAGGATAAATAATGGTTAAAACAATTGAAATTACAAATGAAGCAAAACGAATCGCAGATTTAGGAATAGGGGTAGATCAAGATGGAGCATACGGAACACAGTGTGTTGACTTACCTAACTATTTATCAGTTTTATATTTTGGGAAGGCGTTATGGGGTAATGCTATTGATCTATTAAATAGTGCTGCCGCATTAGGTTACAGAGTAGAATATAATGAAGCTGGTAATGTAGATAGTCGGCCACTTGCTGGAGCAGTATTCGTTATGGATACTACTTATATAGCAGGACATACATACGGTCATACTGGAGTAGTAACACAAGATAGTGATGGGTATACTATGAAAACCATCGAACAAAATATTGATGGAAATGCAGATAGTTTATATGTAGGAGGGCCAGCACGATATAATGAACGTAACTTTGATGGTATTGTAGGTTGGTTCTATTTCCCTGTTGATGATAACGAAGTAGTAGAAGAAAATTCTGATTTGATTTCACTTCCTGAAGTTCGTACATATACTGTAGGAGTAGAAAAACTTAACATTAGAAATGCACCATCTACAGATGCAGAAATTGTAGGAACTTACGAGAAAGGAGAAGAATTTGATTATATGGCGTTCTGTAATGCTAACGGATATGAATGGTTATCATACGTATCTTATAGTGGAGAAAGACGTTATGTAGCTTCTATGGACTTAGAAACGTTTGAAACTCATGGAACATGGAGAAAGAAATAACTAACTGAATAAATAATATTGACTAACAACCCCGCTTAATTGTGGGGTTTATTTTTTTATAAACTTTTTTTAAAAAAACTATTGACACGCTCGAGCGTGCGTTGTATAATAATAAATGTAAGATAAAGAAAGAGGTAAAACATCATGAAAGAGTTAACTAAAGAAGAATTATTAAGAAAAGTAGAATTTAATGAATATACAATCGAGAATACGAGAAGAGGGTACAATTGGACAGCAACATTTAATATTTACAGACATGATAATAACGTGGAGTTAGAAGTTATTAAGGTTTACCATGTTGATCGTTTCAGAAGTGAGGAATCTGTAAAGGTAGTAAATGTTATTATTACAGGAGACCATGAAGAATATTTAAATTCAATCTATTTAAGTAATGATCAATACGATGTTTATGAGTTCTTACATGAATTAACATTAAATTATTATGGAGTAATTAATAGTTTTGAAACTGGGGTGAAAACTGATAATAAAGAGTATAATTCGCTAATAGTCCCATTCGAATTTAGAGAGGCACAGACGTTAAAACTATATAAAGTTGTTGCAAGAGAAGACTTAGACAAAATTTTAAAAGAAGGAATTTTACCTATTTCAAAAACTGGGAATAATAACTGGGATTGCGGTAGAAGAGCTGACAACTCAACAGAAGTTGTATATCTATTCAAACCATTAACAGATCAATTAAATTTCACTCAATACGGAGATGTTCTACTGGAAGTTGAAACAACAGCTTATAAAAATGAAATTTTACCTGGCGATAGAAATCGTGGGAAATATGAAGAGTTTATAACTTTTGAAGTTAAACCAGAAGAAATAAAAGGAGTAACTTATGTGGAAAACAATTCAATTTAATAAGCAAAACATTGAATATGAAACTGACAGGGCAGTATTAATAAAACTGCCCAACAGTTCATATTATAAAAATTATAAATTTTGGCATCCATCTAAATTAATTAGATCATTAAAAAAAGGAAATGGATATTTCTTAAGTTTATCTTACACAGATGAATTTAGGTTTAAAATTTTTAAAAATGATAAAACAACTAAAGAAATATGCGGTGAGGAATTAGCACTATGTTTTAATCAACTTACAGAAGAAGATGACACAAGTTATTTAGAAGTAACTGAACCTGTTAAGATTAATAAGGATGTGGAAATAATTTCAGAATTGGAGCGTTAGTATGCTTACAGAAAATCAAAAACAAGCATTTGAGAAGTTTAAAAGATTAAAAGTAGGTGCTTTGTTCATGGAACAAGGTACGGGAAAAACTAAGGTAGCGTTAGAATTGATTAAAACTACAGATTGTGATTTAGTTTTGTTTTTCTGTCCGTTTTCTACAAAAGACAATTTACAAGATGAAATAAACAAATGGACGTTAGATATAGACTATAAAATAATAGGTTATGAAACGTTATCAAATAGCGATAAAACTTACGTTGAATTACTTGAAGAAATAGAAGGTAGAAAGCTATTCATCGTTGCAGATGAAAGTATATTTATTAAAAACGACGATACAAAACGATATAAAAGACTTATGAACATTGCTAAAATGAGTGATTATAGATTAATTTTAAATGGTACACCATTAACAAAAAATGAATGGGATATTTATAATCAAATGAATTTTCTAAGTGATAAGATAATAGGGATGAGTAAACAAGAATTCTTAAATGTATTTTTTAAAAAAATATCCTATAAGAAAGTTGGCCAACGTCCTAAAGAATTTTACAAGTTATCTGATGTTAACATAGACTATTTACACAAACTTATAGCACCGTATATATTTGAATGTGATTTTGAATTTGATAAAAATGAAGTGATTAAACATATTAGAATAATTGCTAGTGAAGAAGCACAAGAAAGCTACAATCGTAAAAAGCAACAATTACTCAACTCAATTAGTAAGGGAGAAAGTATAATAGATCAATTCCAAAATCTAGCTTATAGTTGTTTTAACGATGAAAAAAGACATTTAGAAATAGCTAAATACATTAAAAAAGAAAATCAGATAATAGTATTTTGTACTTTAGTAAGTGAAGCAATAAATATAGCTAATCAGTTAAATTGTTATTTAATTACAGGTGACACTCCATTAAATGAGCGTTCAGAAATAAAAGAGAAATTTAAAAATGACAGTAAAGCGTTAGTAATGACATTAGGAACTGGAGCTTATGGTTTGAATTTGCAATTTTGTAACAAGGTTGCATTTAGCAGCATAACATTTGATTACGCAAAAACAGAACAAGCTATTAGCAGAATTAAAAGAATGGGCCAAGAAAAAGATATTGAGTATATTTATTTTACTTCTAATTTAAGTATATTCAATATGATCTTTGAAAATAACGAAAAGAAAAGAAATTTAAAAGAGCTATTGATAGATAAGATTAATGAAGGGAGTGATTATTTTGAAAATATATTGTGATAAAAATGTATTTGAAGCTAGTAAAGACAGAGTGAAATATATATTTGATGAATTTGAAAAAATATATGTGTCTTTCTCTGGTGGTAAAGATAGTGGAGTATGCATGCATTTAATGTGTGAAGAAGCTAGAAAAAGAAATAGAAAAATAGGTGTCTTATTCATCGATATAGAAGCACACTATCAAATGACTATTGACTATTCAATTCAAATGATAGAAAAGTATAAAGATGTGATTACACCTTATTGGGTATGCTTACCTATGCTTACAGACAACAGTTTATCTTACAACGAAATGACTTGGAGTTGGTGGGAAACTGAAAAGAAAGATATTTGGGTAAGGGAAATGCCAACAATGGATTATGTTATTAATGTAGATAATAATCCTATTGATTATTACAAGTACAATATGACTTTTGAAGATTTTGTTGCTAAGTTTGGTAGGTGGTTTGGTAAAGATGAAAAAACAGCCTGTATAATAGGTATAAGAACACAAGAGAGTTTAAACCGTTGGAGAGCCTTAACAACTAAAAATAAACGTAAATACAAAGATATAATGTACTCTACACAGGTTGATGAAAATGTATATAATTTTTATCCTATATATGATTATACAACAGAAGATATTTGGACTTATTATGGAAAGACTGGGAATGAGTACAATAAATTTTATGATTTAATGTATAAAGCTGGAGTATCAATTCATAGTATGAGAATTGATGAACCGTTTGGAGATACAGCAAAAGCTGGATTAAATATGTTTAAAATAATTGAACCTAAAACTTGGGTGAAAATAGTCGGAAGAGTTGCTGGAGCTAATTTTGGAAATATCTATGCAAATTCCACTATAAATACAGCTAATTATAAATTACCGAAAGGTCACAGTTGGGAAAGCTTCACATATTTTCTTTTAGATACATTGCCAAAAAATGCTAGTGATCATTACAAAGAAAAATTCAATAAGTTTATAAAATGGTGGACAGAGAAAGGTTCTGGAATGAGACAAGAAGACATCGATATATTAAATATCAATTACAACGGAGCTATATTTCAAACTGGAGAAATGAGTACTAGAGGTAATAAGGATAAAGAGGTAATTAAGTTTAATCATGTTGTTGATACTATTCCAGAACTTGACAGTAAGCAAGATGTTTTAACGTGGAAAAGAATGGCAATGTGTATTATTAAAAATGATTATTTCTGCAAAAGTTTATCATTTGGAATAAGTAAGGAACAGTTGAAAAGAAGAAAGGAGACAATGAAGAAATATGAGTCAATTTTGTAGTCCAGTATATAACATTAAAAGAGTGCCTGTAGAAAAAATTCAAGCAAATAGCTATAACCCTAACCATGTAGCACCGCCAGAAATGAAACTACTTTATAAATCAATTCTAGAGGACGGTTACACAATGCCTATAGTGTGTTACTACTTAGAAGATATAGATAAGTTTGAAATAGTTGATGGCTTTCATAGATATACTGTGATTAAGAAGCATAAAGATATATTTGAGCGTGAGGGCGGCTGTTTGCCAGTATCTGTTATTAATAAACCTATAAGTGATAGAATGGCTTCAACTATCAGACACAATAGGGCAAGAGGCTCTCACGATGTTGAACTTATGACTAATATTGTAACTGAATTAGTAGAAAGTGGTTGTTCTGATAGATGGATAATGAAGAATATTGGAATGGATGCAGATGAATTATTAAGATTAAAACAATTAAGTGGGTTAGCAGCGATATTTAAAGATAAAGAATTTTCAAAAGCATGGGTTGTTGAATAAATTTATTTTTGATATAATTATAAAAAATAATTAGGAGAAGGACATGAATAAAATATCTGAAGCTAAACTAAGAAGCAATAAAAAATGGGATGATAATAATCGTGAACGTAAAAGATATATCAATAAGAGATCCACGGCAAGAAGTTTTATTAAAACAATGGAACGAGAAGACATCCCAGAATTTGAAGCATTATTAAAAGAACGTAAAGCTAGAAAAGATTAATATTAAATGTTATAATAAATTTGTTAGTAGAATTCAAAATTTACATATTTGAATTAAAAGAGGTAGTTGAATGACTATCTCTTATTTTTATTCAAGGGGCATAGGGGTACAAATTAGGGGCAAATTCCCCCGAAAAAGCATTTTTTTACGGGAAAATACGGGAGTAAGAAGTCAGTAATACAAGGGGTTTTAAGCACATTCGAGGATATATGGTATATACGAACATGCCTATGCCAAGGTGTTCATCGGTATACAAAAAGCATTGTTAAACTAGAAAGTTAACAACGCTATTTTTATTTTAGGGGCAGTTTAGGGGCAATTAGAATTGAATATTTCTAAAACTTTCAAATTCTAATTCTTGTTGTTTGTTTGTCTTATGGATATAAATTTCTCTAGTTACTCTTGAATTTTTGTGACCTAATCTTTTTGAAATTAACTCAACATCTATTCCTTTATCAATGCACAAACTAGCGTGAGTATGTCTTAACATATGCAATGTAAATTTAATAGTCGTATGTTCTCTTAAATATCTACTTACATTTTCTTTTATCCAGTATGAGCCAACAGTATTAAAGAATATAATATTATTCTTATTGTGAAAATCTGATAGAGTAATTGAAAAGTTATTACTGATTGTTCGTTGTGATTCTATTATCTCTAAACATCTTTTATTTAATGATATTCTTCTATTTGAAGTATCAGTTTTTGTTAAGTCTATTTCTCTATTTCTATTTAAACTTTTATCTATTGTTAGTATATCTCCCTCAACATCATCAAATGTTAAAGCTAGACATTCGCTTATTCGTAAGCCAGTGTTAATAAGGAATTCTACAAGATTTCTATATCTAATATTATGATCTAATTCATCTAAAATCATATCTATTTCATCTTGTTCAAGATATCTATTATCTTTTTTAGCTTCAACTTTCTTTAAGTCCATTTTATCAAGAAAATTTATATCTTTCAAATAATCAAATTTATATAACAAACGAATATATACTCTTACTCTTTTTAGCACCTCATTATAGTATTTGTCTGAAGTAGTACTTTGTTCTATTACATCTTTTAAATATCTTGCATTGATTAAATTTAATTTAATATCATATCCCTTTTTCTTAATTAAATTTATAATAGATTTATTATTGTGTCTTGTATTTGCTCTAGCATGTTTATAATGTTTTTCGTATATTATATCTAATCCCTCAAAAAATGTAATATTATTATCTACTACATATCTTAAATCTTGAGCCTTAGTTCTTAATATCTCTCTAGCAATATCTTCATTTTTCTTGCTTTTTTTATCCATTGTGACAGTTATTTTTCTAAGTTTCCCAGAAATATCTTTAACACGATCACAATATTTTACTTTTCCGTTTTTTTGTTCTTCTATCCACATAGAAATACACATCCTTTCTTGTTTTTGTAAGATGTGTATGATATACTTATATTGTACCTTATGTGTATACCATACACATTTTTTTTGAGATATTGCAGTATCTCATTTTATCCTTTGCTCTTGCAGGAGTAGAGGATTTTTATTTTGTTAAAACTGGTGGAATTTAACCAGTTTAAATTTATTCTTACCGTGTCGAATCCGATACGGTTAATTTTTTTTATTTTAAATCAAGTTTAATGATTTTTTTATCTTTGAATGAGAATGTTGGTTGTACTTCTAATTCTAGTGATCCATCTTCATTTACAGCAAAAGCTTGTGTTACGTTTTCTGCTACTCTATTAGGAGAAATACTATCTAATTTAACTTGAACCGGGTATGATTCTGCTTTTTTACCGTTAACGTATAAATTAATGTCAGTACCTACTGGATAATCTTTATCAGAAAGGTTTTTAACATCATAAGTCACTAACAGAACTTTTTTAGCTGGTTTATCCGCAAATTCATTTCTTTCATTAGTCCATGCAGCAGTTTTTACTGTGATTTCTGCTGTTTTATCAAAACTAATAGGTGTACCTAATTTAGCTTCATTACTATTTTTCTTTTCTTCCTTTTGTTCAGTCTTATTAGAAGATGAACTTTTTTCAGTTTTTGAAGAACATCCAGCAAGTACTACAGCACTAGCAAGGAATGTACTTAATAATATTCTTGATTTTTTCATTCTTATAATCTCCTTTAATTTGTATTTTCGGCGGTTATTTTAACCATAATGGATAGCTAAAAATAGCTATCTAAAATTTACTTCTTAATTCTATTACTTTACCTAATATTACAACTGGTTTAGCTACTATTTCTTCATTAGTAAAAAACATAGGTAGGTAGTTTGGATTAGTACTTACTAACATTATTCCGTTTTCTGTTTTTTGAAGTTTCTTACACGTCGCATCGTCTCCGTTAACTAATGCTATCACAGTATCTCCATTGTTAGCGTCAGATTGCTGACGTACAATAACAACGTCTCCATCGTCCATTTTAGGTTGCATACTGTCACCTTTGATTCGTAGTGCGAAAAACTCTCCCTGACTTTGGAATGAAGAGTCTATCTCCTCATAGTCCAGTATATCCTCAACAGCTGATATAGGTATTCCTGCAGCGACTGTTCCTAAGACTGGGATTTGTAGTCCTTGTTGACTTTGAGATTCATATTCCCAACCTGTTAAATAGTCTATAGAAACATTTAGAAATTTAGCGATTCTTTCTACTACTTCAGTTGGTATTTTTTTAGTAGTTCCGTCTTCATATCTTTTTATAGTCGTTTCGTGAACGTCTAAAAAATCTGCTATTTGTTTTCTTGTGATTTTTTTCTTTTTTCGGACTCTGAATATTCTTTGCCCAACAGTATTCTGTTCCAATTTTCACACCACCTTTTGTAAGTTTTATTTTAACATTTTTATTGTAAAAACGCAAGTTATTTTTAAAAAATATTAAAAAACTTGCAAAAAAGTATTGACAGCCAGAAAAATATGCTATAAAATAAAAATTGCGAAAACGCAAGAAATGGAGGTGGAACTTTGGACTACGATTTATTAAAAGTTAAAATGAAAAAAAATAAAATAACGTATAAATCTATGGCTAAAATGTTAGGAATTACATTAAATGGTTTCTCAAATAAGATAAATCAAACTAACTCTAGTGGTTTTTATGTTGACGAAGCAAATTTAATTAGAAAAACATTAAATTTAAGTCGTGAAGAAACGTTCACTATTTTTTTTAACAACTAACTTGCAAAAACGCAATTTTTATAAAGGAGGAGTGAGGAATGGAGATAAAGAAAATTATATTTCTAGATGATACTTATTTTGAAAATTGTATTTTATCAAATGATATTCCAAAAGAAATAGCCGAAGTATCAAGTAGTTTTGTGAAGTTAACTTTTGATAAATCGACTATTAAATATGTAAATTTAGATTACATACAACTAATTATACCTAAGAATTTAAAAGTTATTTCTTCTTAGAAAGGAGGTCTAAA